GATCTTCATCATGCGCTGTACGTGGCTGGCTGTGTTGGGGTCCGCTTGTGGCACCAAGTGGTAATCCTCAAGGCAGCGGAGAAACAGTTGTTCGTCCCAAGGGGCAGCTGGCTGCTTATTCTTCTGCCAAAATGATTCGGGGTGCTCCTTAAAGCAATCAATGAGCAGCTGGAACTCTTCGGCCTGCGCTGCATGCATGCGCTTGTGCACCGAGTTCATCACCTTGGTGGCCTGCTCAATCAATGCGATCGTGGTGCCGACCGGCGCATCTTGCTTGCCTTCACCGACAGGCAACTCAGCCGTACCGCCAACACGTTGCCCCGTCTGGCGCATGGCATCAATAAGAGCCATGAGCGTAGAGCTTGGCTCCTTATATGGCAGTGGCATTACAACATCACTGATTGGCTGACCGCCCGTCTTGATTTGGGCACCGCCACCCGGAGGCACACGGAAGATGTTGCTGTTCTGCCGTGATCCCACATCGGAATACAAGAAGCCGGGGAAGTTGGCATACATACCAGCATCGAGCAGCTCACGCAGACCAGCCGTGATGGCATTGGTTGTGTTGCCGAGCATGTGCAGCAGGCCGATGTCGTAGAAGCCTAAGCCGGGGACAAACGGGAACTTGACATACATCCGCCGCGCCGTTGGAAGCTCTTGGTCATCTTCATTGTAATTGCGCCGAATGGCCAAAATCTGTTTCGACGATGCGTCAATGGTAACACAATAAGGGATTTCGAGGCCCGTAATCTCTCCATCAATCTTGTGCTCAAAGCCCTTGATGTCCAGTTCGCAGCAGATCTCATAGATCTCCCGATCACGATCTTCGGCTTGAAATGTTTCTGGCTGCACACCTTGGATGTTGGCTTTCTCAAGCTGGGCCGAATCGGGCGTGGTTTGCATAGGTTGCGACAGTTGCACATCTCGGTACGCTCCAATGATTTGCATGCGCTTAACCACACTGGGCCGCATCATGACGCGCTGAGTGATTCGCTTTGCATTGGCCAGATCAGTTGCCGTGTTGTTGACGATGAAGTCTTCGGCATCAATTGATTCGCTGACAGGACGATTTCGTAACGGACAATAATAGACCTTCTTCACGCCAGTGCCGCCAAAGCCATACAGGAACAGCATGCGGTCGGTGTCTGGGTAATACTCGGTGGCCGTCACCGTGAGGTAATGGTTCATGTCCTTCTCTAGCGCCTCGGCGAGGTCGTCATCATCTGGGCCAATGCCATTGCCATCAATCCGAACCTTGACCGGACCATCGGTAGGCAGCAGCTCAGATCGAGCATTTGCTTGAAACCGCAGCACCGCCTCAAGCAGCAGCGGATCACGGACCTTGCTCATGCCCTCGATTGGCGCACCGTCAGCACTGCCTTGCAAGCCGGGTATCTCAACTTTGAGACCGAGCAGGCGCAGACCTTGTGCCCGCTCCTCAATCCACTCCTTGCGGCTATCCATGTCCTGCTTGACACCACGCAGCAGCTCCTCGGCAATGCGGGACAGCTCCATGTCATTGATGTCATCGGCAAGGTTGGCGAACCAGCCGGTATCCTTCTTGCGCTTGTTGGCTTCCTCAATCGGCTGCCCATTTAATGAGACGCTGATCGAGCCATCGCCGTGGTCAATGCGGAGGACATTGCCGTCCGCGTCCATCTCTGGCGTATCGCCCTTTGGACCTTCCTGCTCAATGATAACGTCAACACCGTCAACATTGACTGGTTGAGCCGCTTGATCGGGCAAACGAATGTTGCCGCTAAGTCCGGGCGTGACTGGCATAGCTTGTCCTTAAATTGTCAGTTCCAATACTATTACACCACTTTTCCTAAATTGGGTATAGTGGCTGGCTATTCTTATGGCCATGGAACACTTTACTAGCATTTACTTCCGCTGTTCTTTCAACAACACGTGTAATCATGCCAGTTTTACGCATGAATGTCAGTGCCTGCACAAGAGTATCCACGAGGTCATCGTTCTTACCCTTGGGAAAACTTTCACATTCGGTGATCACCATGTCAGCCCAGACGCGGAACTGGTCGCCCGTCTCGTCGAGGCATGGCGCATAGACAAGCCCGTCAGCAAGCAAGTGCTGGACCGCATAGGCTCTGGCTACCTTGTCCATCGCGCCGGGGTTCTCAAGCCTTACCTGCCAATCCTCGTGGGCATATAGACGGCGCAGCTCTTGCTCCAGTGAATGCCCAGCCGCTTTGTTCTCATTGAGGATGATGTCCACCTTATGTGCCTTGGCCAGCTCTACGACCTTCTCGGTCAGCTCGTGGAACTCCACCTTGCCGCGCCAAGCGTAGACCATCATGATCCGTGGCACGTCCTCGGTCTCCACACGTGCGAAGCTGCTGCTAACGCGGCCACCCGGCCCTTGGATAGCCGAAACGCCAGACGGCTCCTCAAAGATGCCCCAAATGGTAATGGCGCTAAAGTCATTCTCTTGCTTTGTCGTGTATGCGGTATCGAGCGACATGATGACGATCGAGAATGGCGGGTACTTCTCCTCTGTCCAAGGCTGGAACCATTCACGCTTGATGACACCACCACCGGCAGGCGTGGGGCGCTGTTGCAGCTGACCCGCCGCTCCAGTGAGTAGTGTGGCCTCTAACAGCCTCACCTCATCCTCACCGAAGCGATCTTCCCACAGCAGTTCACCCTCGATCGTGCGTGGATCTTCCCAGCCAATCACGGTCATGTATTTACGCTCTGGCTCAAACCGCATGGGCAGCACCAAGTGGCACCAGTCGCCCACGTCACGCGACAGGATGTGCCCTGTGATGTCTCGCTCACTGAGACGTTGTTGAATCACCACGCGACAGCCAGTCTTTGGATTGTTCAGACGGGTTGACCATGCATTGTCGAACCAGTCGGTTGTCGTCTCCAAGATTGCGTCCGAGTTCGCCTCAAGCGCATTGTTCGGATCGTCGAGCAGCAGGAAGTCACCACCGAAACCCGTTGTCGATGCGCCCACCGATGTTGCAATGCGAGATCCACCGAGTGAGTTCTCAAACCGCTGCTTGGCGTTAACATCACCTGTTAGTTTAACATGTGGGTATAAGTCATTGTATTGTTTAGAAGAAATCAATCGGCGGCACTTTACGCTGTCCTGCAATGACAGGTTCAAACCATATGACGCACACAAGAACTGAACGCCCGGCCCCGATGTCGGCGTGATCTCACGTTGCGCCCACACCCATGCAGGAAAGAACGTCATACAGATCAATGACTTAGAGAAGCGTGGCGGAATGTTAATGATCAAGTTGCGGATGCCAGTGCCATCGACCATCGAGGTCAGATGCTCACACACCGCTTGGATAGCAAAGCCGCCCTCGACGAACTCAGCCGAATCAACCACCGGCCAGAAGTAGCGCATGAAGCTATAGAGATCATCTTGCAGCTGGAATGCTCGGAACTGTCTTAGCGTTTCCTTTGCGTCAATAGGTGCAGCACTACCCGTAATGCGCTCAATGCCCGGTAGAAGAACACCCGTTGGAATTGTTTCACGTGAAACATTTTGCTTACTCTTCGTCATCTGGCGCTTCTTGGGCCTCTATTGCCAGTGTCAGTGCCTCTTGGATTTGCGCCATTGCTTCGGGCGCTAATGTAGCAGGATCAATGACTTGCATGTTAATCTGCACCGGACCATCACCAGACGGACCAGTGAGAGCCATTTTCTGCTCAGAGTATTTCTTCGGCGACATGCGGCCAGCCAACCACTTGCGCGTGTCAATTTTGAGCCGAGCAGCCGTGATCGCCTCGTTGCTTTCGTACTCAGCATCAGCAATCGCAAGCATATCATCGACCAGCGAATCAGCATGAGCTTCCCGCGCACGTGCGTATTGGTCCCTAAAAAGTTGGTTAGAAGCAAGCCACCTAAACACAGTCGCACGACCCGGCATGTGAGCAGGCAACAAAATCTGACGCAGTGATTCGCCACCAGATATGCGAACACAGATCTCATCCGCTAACTCTTGCGTGAAAACTGTTGGTCTGCCTCTGCCTTGCTTAATCATCTTTGCGCCTGTATCCATAATCTTTGCCGTAAAGCCCATGATTAAACGCCGGGCGTGTGGTTGTTAGATATTCCTTCTCACGTGCCTCACGCTTACGGATCTCATCCCACTTCTCTAGCGTCAGTCTGGCCTCTTGCCGTCTCGCATGATCTGCAAGCGTTATGCGTGGAATACCAAGTGGATGTGCCACAGTTTGTTCTCCATTTATTTCACGTGAAACATTTTACACCGATTTGGCCGTTTTGTCTGTCTGGCCGGACGTTTTGCACATCACCGAAAGTCTGTCTCATCCTTGTTGCTTTTACCGAGGTTGCATGCCTCACACAGTATTTGCAGGTTGTTGAAGTCCAATGCTAGCTGTGGGTACTTTGACCGAGGCTTTATGTGATCCACATGGAATACAGCGTCCTCTGTGCCACAACACATGCATTTGCGTCCATAATGTACCAGTGCCTTGTATCTAAGCTCTAGCCACTCTGGTGAACGGTAGAACTTGGTTGACCTTGGTGCTTTCGGTCCAGTGGGTTTTACGCCTGTCCTTTTGCGTTTCTTCTTGGTCTTTTTGTGGAAAACCCCCGCCGCCATCACGCTGTTCCAATTCATAGGACACCACCCCACCCCACCTACTAGTATATACTATGTAGTACAATGATCAGTGGTGAACCAGAGAATTGGAGGCAAAGGGAGACCATCCCCGCTAAAAAGCAGGGCGGTCCCCTCAACCTGTATGATCAGCGGAGCCACCGTCGAACAGGAGGGCCGATGAGCAGGAATAGCCTCACCAGCAGACGCGCTACTTCACGCAGGTACTATCCCACCTACGATGCTCACGGTTCGCGCCCTAGGGCTCCGCTTGAGGTTTGAGCATAATCCCACAGTACCTCATTCCCACGTTAGGTGCGCTGCCGGATACCGACCGCCGGATGTTCCCGTTTTACCTAACGGTGACCGTTCCAGTGCTGAGAATTGGGGACAATGAGAACTTGCTACAAATCATTATTGATTGTATATGTTCACCACTGACCGTCTCCGTGCAAAAGAACTTGGTCAGTAGCCCCGGTTTGAGCAAGTCTCGCCGGGGCTTCTACTTTTCAGTCATATCAGTCGAATCACTTGGTATCAATCCCAACCAAGCGCTTGAACGCCTCAATCAGCGCAAACTCAATGAGCGCATCACGCTCTTCCTTCGTCAACTCAAGCTCCAAAATGGCACTACCATCTGGCTGATCAATGATCTGTAAGATTTCCATGCTTTTTCTCCTGTTTAATTAAATTATCCTCAATCATGCAAGTTCCTTCGTATATGATCTTCTGCAACATCAAGATCAGCTCTTTATCTCTGGGCGTAAGATTGTGGTTCATGTCTAACGCTTCTTCAGACATCTTGTATTCATACTTGGGCCGTTCACCTTTGCCGTCCCAGTCAAACTGATTCGCCATCATTCTTTCTCCCCTAGTGCTCAATTACCGCACCCGTAATCACCGCAGTTTTCTTTACATGAAGCATACCCTATAGGGCATTTCCATTTTTTAACTTGTAAGAAATCCTTACCAGTTGACAAGTATTCCTTGACAAGTGCTGCCGCTTTTTCCCTTGAATACAACCAATTACTAGTTTTTTCTGGGTCAATAGCCAAAAACAAATCCAAGGCCTCCCGTAGCCGTTCGATTTCATCAGCGGCTTCACATGTATCAAAATTAACAACCCACCCAATAATTGTTTCTTTACGATCCCGCAGCCGTTCAACAATGTCCATCTTCATCCTCCTCTGGACCGAGCCGTTTCACAATAGCTTGTGCCATAGTTAACCGCCCATCTTGGCGGCCTAAAAAATAAGCCTCAGTGATAGCTTTCTCTGTCAAACCATGCTCATCAATAAAATAAGCTGGCACATTGTCTTGAGCCTTCTTCAGCTTCGGGCTTATAAACCACGCTTTGACGCATATTTGCCGTAAGTCGCGCTTCAGCCATTTGATCTGCATCCGCGCCTTTTCAAGATCCGTTGCACCAACCATCACTCTTTCTCCCCTAATGTTCTTTCAATTGTGCCATCTAAATAAACAAGATAATGTTTGACTGTTCGCAGCGTTTTTTGCAGCCGTTCAATCTTGTCACAAACATCTTTCCAACCGTTTCCCAAATCAATTGATTCTTTGATGCTGTGGGAATAGTCCATTTCTAATACTTCAACCCTACGCCGCAGCCGTTCAATCTCGTCAGCGGCTTCATGGCATATCGGTGTTGTTTTAAATATTTGGTCAATTTCGTAATCACCACGCAATCGTTTAACAATGTCCATGTTCGGCCTCGTTTGGTTGTTAGTCTTTGGGTGGTGTATAGTATTCTAACGCTGTTTCTAATGCTTCTCGCTGCCTATTAAGCAACATGTAATCTAAGTATGGTTGGGAACTGAACACATTGACAGGATTGCCGTATTCAATGCTTCCCATGTCCTTTTCGATATATTCCAAATGCTGTTGCAGCTGAGACCGCACGATCTCCTCGACCAGATCTGGATTGTTCAATACCAATGCCTTGATGATTTCTTCGTTCGTCATGTTTAACTCCATTTGGTTATATGTTAATGTGTATCTGTTAGCTTTAAGTTGCCCCATTTGATCTGTTGCACCATTGGCATATAGCGCAGGTAGAACTCTGGGTGATCGCTGTTAGCTTCGCAAAGTTTCCGAGCCAGCGCAATCATCTCTGGATCGTAAACGTCTTTAGCATACAGCCTCTCGTCAAGAATGACCTTGGCCGTTTTGTTGTCTCGCAATAATAGTTCGTTGTCGTCCAACATATGCCCAACCATCCGATCAGTGCTGGGCGTTAGACCCGCTGTTAACCACTGTGCATGCACACACATAAATCACCTTACGTTTGATTACTATACCAAAAAAGTATTGCATTGCCAATCATTTGCGGGATTTGCGGGACGACCGCGTTTCCCAATGCTCTAAGACGGTGTGCCCTATGGGGAACCCCATTAGCCACTCGACCCACGTTGGGTTCAAAGTCCCACCATCCGTACTCTCCAATGCAACTGCTTGTTCCAGCTTCGCTTCGTATCCCACCTTCTGCATTCTCCTTAGAGATGCATCCACAGTGTCGTTCATTCCCGACGACGACCTCGGTGTTGGCCATTTCTGCACTGCATGTCTCAATGCAAATTGAAGACTGATTCCATCCTCCTTCTTCTCGGCAGCTCTTTTCTCCCAAACTTCCAAATTCTCCGCTTGTCCCGCAAGATGATCTGACGAAACTGGTGTCGGCCACATCGCTGGTAACTTTCCTTGCGCTTGGAACGGACTGCGCCCCTGTAACATTCCCATCGCTTCTTTTTCCGTCATCTCCCCAGCTAAAACTTTCTGCCGCAACAGTCTCATATTCCCCTCGTTTGGACGAGTTGGGTTCACTGTTGGTGTCGGCCACATTACTTGTTCCCGAAGTTGTGCTCTTGGATGACCTTGTAC